CGGGTAAGTCCGGGGGCTTTTATGGCAACACCGGACTGGCGGAAAATGATTTTCAGACACAGGCCCAGCGGGATTCAGACCCGACTCGCGCGGCTTTCCAAAACAGGTTCTTCGCTTCGGAAACACTGAAGGACGTGGGGATCGGGTAACACCAACCACCAGAGGAAGCCACCATGGCAGGCACCACCAGAGACAAGCTCGTCAACCTCCCCCGACCGCCCGGCAAGCAATCCGCCGCCAGCACCAAGTCGGCTCGTGGCAACGCGTCCACACCCTCTGCCAAACAGCTCAAGCACGACGCTGAACGGCAGGCCATGCTGGTGAAAGCCCGCCTGAACCGCATGCGCCACGGTGCGAAAAACTAGTGGGTCGAACGCTCAAACCAACCGCTGAAGAGGCTGCCAGCCGGGCGGCCATGGCGCAGCGTATTGAGAACGCGGTTGCCAAAGGCATGGGTAAAAAACCTGCGCGTGAGGTGCCCAAGCCCAAGCCCCCGGAACTTCCCGAGTGGAAAAAGAAAAAGCTCCGCGACGGTCTGAAGCTGCCGCGCCCACCGAAGGTGAAAAAGGATTAGCCGTGGCATGCTCAGGTTGCGAACGCCGCCGGAAGGCGATGCTGGCGGCGGCAAAGCGAATGGAAGAGCGGATGGAAAAGTTCGCCGCCGAAGTAGCCGAGTCCCTGAGGTTCCGGGCGAAAGCTGGCTCACATCCCAAGACGAACGTCGCAAGCTCTTCATCCGCGTCAACGTCCCTTCACCCTCGCCAAACCAGTGGGTCTTCAAGTCGTGGCGGGAGTACCACAAAATAAAACAGAACTGGCTGCGCCTGATTTACGAGGCGTCGATCCAGCATTCACAGTTCGGCCAACCCATGGCAGCCTGTTCGCTTGAGGTGCAGCGTCAGGGCATTCGTGAACTCGATCACGACAACCTCGTTGGCGGTCTGAAGCCGCTGATCGACAGCATGGTGAAGCTGGGCTTTCTGGCCGACGACACGTCAGATGTGATACAAATCACCAACTACCACCAAGTTCGCGTGCCGAAAAAAACCGAACAGTGCACGCTGATCATTTTGAGAGAGTTGGATGGGCGGGATACATAACACCAAGGCGGTGATGCGGGCGCGGCGACTCCACCGCGAAGGCAAGAAGCGCGGCCAGCACCATGTCGACGAGTACGGGCTGACCGTCAAGCAGCGCCGCTATTGCGACACCCTGCTGGCGGACCCGGAAGAGAACAAGCGGGCCGCGTATGAGGCGGCTGGCTACAAGAGCACCGACCCAAACATCATCTCGCGCGCGATCGCCAAGATCATGCGCTCTCCGGTCGTGAAAGCCTACCTGATGACGAAGCGGGAATACCTGCGCAAACGCACGAACATCAAGCAGACGGCGGTCGTGAAGGAACTGGCGAGCATCGGGTTTTTCGACCCGGCTGATCTGTTCGACGACAATGGCCAGCTGCTGAACATCCACGACATCCCCCAGCACGCGCGCAAAGCGATCTCGGGTATGGACGTGGTAACCGAGTACGCCGGGCGGGGATCAAAGCGCCAAGCGATCGGCTACACTACCAAGCTCAAATTTGTGGACAAAAAGGGCGCACTGGATTCCCTGTCCCGCATTCTCGGGTTCTTTCAGCAAGACGGGCTGGACGCTGAAGGCGTTGCCCAGCTGATGAATCTGGTAGCTCAATCTCGTGGGGGATCAACCATTGGCAGGCTCGGCGACGGACATCTCGGCAGCGGCGAATCACTTTCAAGATCAGTTGTGGCGACTCAACAACCTGTACTGGATTCAGGACAAGGAAGGCAAGTCGGTCCTCTTCAGGCCCAACTGGGCGCAGGTGGAGCTGCTGGAGAACTTCTGGTACATGAACGTGATCCTGAAGGCGAGGCAGCTTGGGATGACGACGTTCATCGACATCCTGCTTCTGGATAACGCTGCTTGGTACCCTGACACACGTTGCGGCATCATCGCCCACACCCGAGACGACGCGAAGGCAATCTTTCAGTCGAAGGTTAAATACCCGTATGAGCACCTGCCGGACGGTATCAAGCAACAGCTGAAGCCCCGTCAGGACACCACCAACGAATACCTGTTCTCGAACAACAGCTCGATGCGTGTCGGCACCTCGATGCGGTCCGCCACCCTGAACTACCTGCACATCTCGGAGTATGGAAAGCTCTGCGCCAAGTACCCGGAAAAAGCTGCCGAGGTTCGCACGGGTGCCCTGAACACGGTCGCAGCAGGTCAGTCGGTGACCATCGAGTCCACAGCTGAAGGTGCGTTCGGCCACTTCCATGAAATCTGCGAAGAGGCCCGGAACATGGAACGCATGGGTACCAAGCTCACGCCGCTCGACTGGCGCTTTCACTTTTTCCCGTGGTGGCGCGAAAAGAGCTACACGCTGCCGGTCATGTACGCCGACCGGGTGATCATCACCAGAGAGGACGAGGAATACTTCGACAGTCTGGAAGGCCAGATCGGCCAGCACCTGACGATTGGCCAGAAGCTCTGGTACGTCAAGAAGGCCGCGGAGCAGGGTGAGTACATGAACCGCGAGTTCCCCTCCACCCCGGATGAAGCCTTCGCCGCCAGCATCGAGGGTGCGTTCTACAAACGCGAGATGGCGTGGTTGCGCCAGAACAAGCGGATCACCAAGGTGCCTTACGACCCGCGCCTGCCGGTGAACACGTTCTGGGACCTCGGCATGAACGACGAGACCTGCCTTGTTTTCCACCAACGCTATGGCATGGAGAACCGGTTTATCGATTACTACTCGAACACCGGGGAAGGCCTCAAGCATTACATGAAAGTGATGCAGACCAAGCCTTACACCTACGGCCTGCACTTTCTGCCGCACGACATCGAGGTGCGCGAGATGGGTACCGGCGTCACCCGGCGCGAAACCCTGACACGTCTCGGGTTGCGCCCGCTGCGCGTGGTCAGCCGGATCGAAGACGAGATGGACGGGGTGGAGGCAACGCGTTCCATACTGCCCACCTGCTGGTTCGATCAGCGCAACTGTGCGCCGTTGATCAAATGCCTCGACCACTACCGCAAGGAGTGGGACGAGAAGCTCGGCTCGTTCAAGTCGCGCCCGCTGCACGACTGGGCGTCGCACGGATCAAAAGCATTCGAGCAATTTGCTGTTGGCTACAAAGCCCGGCAGCAGGTGAAGAAAAATCGACGGCCAAAAACGAATTGGCGTACAGCCTAAGTTCATGGCAGGATAGACCCGCCTCGGGCAGGTGTAAAAATAATAGGCCCGGAACACAAAGCCAGTGAGTGGAAGGCACAAGGATTGATGCGTGCCTAAAGTTCACCCCACGATCTTCAAGCGCCGTGATTTTGGTGAACTGGAGATTTTGTTTCAATACGTGGACGAAGAGCCAGCACTGGTCATTCGTGCCAACAGATTCCTAAGCACACGCCGCAGGGCGTGGGTTATAACGCTGGATTCCGCTTGGAAATACGTCGACAACGTCGACAGCCCGCACTCAGGGCACAGCGAATACATGGTTTATGCGAGCGCCAAGATTCAGGAAATGCTGGGTCTGGGTAACGACCTGAACGGCAGGTACCGGATAGCCGAGTCGATCATGGACTGTCTGGAAGACCTGATCAACATGCCGCCGTTCAAAGAAAGCGACAAGGAATCAGCCGGGGACGTTACGGGCCGGTTGATCGTTGGCGACGAGGTGATCGAGATCGCCACAGCACTCGAAGGCGACACCGTCAACAGCACCGAAGGTATGCGGGCTGTGGCCCCCACAGTTGTCGAACTAAACCGGGGATAGCGAGGGACCGCGATGGAATTTGAGATCGGTGTCAAGAAGGACCACGTCCCACACGAGCTTAACGGCTTCGATGAAGACAGCGCGCCCGCGCCCAAGCACAAACTGGACACCGAAGAGTCCAAGGCCCGCGAGAAACGGCTGCGCGAGTGGTGGCAGGAAGCCCGCACCGCAGCTGCAGACAATCGCGTCGAGCAAGGTATCGATGCGGACTTTTTCGACGGCCTGCAGTGGCGCGATGATGACGCCTCGGTCCTGCGCGATCGTGGTCAGGCCCCGCTTGTTTTCAACCAGATCGCCCAGCACATTCGCTGGATACTCGGCACGGAGCGCCGGACGCGCGTGGACTTCAAGGTCCACGGGCGGGGCAAGGAAGACACCGATGGCGCGCTGACCAAGACCAAGCTGCTCAAATACACCGATGACGTGAACCACGCGCCCATGAGTCGGTCGCTGGCGTTTGCCGAGTCCGTCAAGGTGGGTGTCGGCTGGCTGGAATGTGGCATCCGCAATGACCCGAGCAAAGAACCGCTGTTCGACCGATACGAGTCGTGGCGAAACGTCTGGAACGACCCGCTGGCCAGAGAGCCAGACAACTCGGACTCCCGGTTTCTGTTCCGCTCCAAGTGGGTCGACGAGGATGTGGCGATCACCATGTTCCCGGACCGTGAGGAATACATCAAGCTGGCATCCGTTTCGCATGAGCTGTTTGCGACCAGTGAAGACGACGACATGGGGTTCACGGGCCTGTACAGCGCGTACAGTTCCAGCACCAACACGCTGGCCGGTGGCAGGCACAGTCTTGAGGATTCGAGCAGCATCGGGGTTCGGCGCAAGCGCGTCCGACTCATGGAGGCGTGGTACCGCCAGCCAGAGAAGGTCAAGCTGATCCGCACGCACATCAGCCCGCTGATGAACCAAGAGCTGCGCAGCGACCTGTCCCGGATGAACGGTCAGGAGCTTGAGAACCCAACGGTTCAGCAGGAGCGCCTGATTCAGAACGGCTATGCGACAGTCTATGGCGCAATCCGCATGAAGGTCAGGGTAGCCATTTTCTGCACCAAGGGTCTGCTGCAGGACGAGGCTTCGCCTTACAAACACGGCAAGTTTCCGTTCACCCCGATCTGGGGCTTCAAGCGCGACCGGGACAACCAGCCCTACGGCGTGATCCGCAACATGCGCGATCCGCAGGAAGACCTGAACAAACGCCGCTCGAAAGCCCTGCACATCCTGAGCACCAAGCAGGTCATCGCAGACGAGGATGCGGTGGAAGACTGGGACGAACTGGAAGAGCAGGTCGCCCGGCCAGACGGCATCATCAAGAAGGTCCGCGGCACCGAGCTGGAGATCAATTCAGACACCACGCTGGCCCGCGAGCATGTCAACCTGATGATTCAGGACATGCAGTTTCTGGAAAACAGCTCTGGCGTAACCGAGGAAAACCGCGGGGAAGTCACGAACGCGATCTCAGGAAGCGCCATAAGCCTGCGCCAGACCCAAGGCTCCGTGGTAACTGCAGACCTGTTCGATAACCTACGTTATGCGATCCAGCTGCACGGCGAGAAAAAGCTCGCCCTGATCGAGCAGTATTACACTGAACCCAAGATTTTCCGGCTGACCAACGAGCGTGGCGCTGCCCAGTTCGAGGAAGCCAACATGCCCGCGGACGACGGCAGTGTTCTGAACGACATCACCAAGTTCCAGTCCGACTTCGTGGTCGATACGCAGGACTACCGCGAGACCGTGCGCCTCGCCATGTTCGAGTCGATGATGAACCTGATGGGGCAACTCGATCCGCAGGTCCAGCTCAACCTGCTCGACATGGTGCTCGACCTGTCCGATATGCCGGGCAAGGAAGAGATGTCCCGCCGAGTCCGCGAGATGAACGGTCAGGTCGACCCGGAAGCGCCGGACGCAGAAGACCAGCGCAAGGTTGCTGCGGAAGGTCGGGCAGAGCAGGCCGATCGCGACAAGCGCGAGCAGGAATCCAAGATCGCCACCAACACATCACGCACGGCGAAGACGTTCAGCGACGCCAGCCGGGCCGAGGCCGAAACAATGTCGAAGGCTGCCGACATCGCTGGTATGATCGCCGCCAACCCAACCATGGCCGCCGCCATGGATGAGCTGTTCGCGAGTTTCAAGGAGGGCGGAGCAGAGGAAGACCCGAACTCATCCGGGACTGTCCAGCAGCTTGACCCGCCCGCTACCCCACCCACGAATAACGGTGCCGGGGAGGCACTGCCACAAATTTAACAACGCTGTCGCAGGAGTGACGCTATGAAAACACCAAGTGAAGAGCAGCAGGCCCACGCGGGCCTTTCCGACGAAGAAATCGCTGCGCTGGAAGAAGAAGAAAACGACGAGGGTACCGAAGAAGAAACGGCGGAAGACAAGTCAAGCGGCAGCGGTGCCGACGACGACGATCAGAAGGAAGTTCTTCCCCAGACCCCTGCTGATGCTGACGACGAAGAATCCGCTGCCGCCCTTTCGGGGGACAAGGCTGTTGAGGACGCGTCCATAGAAGACGAGACTGACGACGATGAGGCTCCAAAAGAGATCGCAGCCCTGCCCATGGTGGATACGTTCGCCGCACAGCTGGCTGCCCGAGGCATCCCAACAGACTTCCAAGACCAGCTCGACGCCACCATTGACGCCATTGACGCCATTGATAAACAGCTGGAAGAAGGCGAGATCGAGTACGCCGAACACGTCAAGCTGAATCGTGAGTACACCGCCAGACTGGGTGAACTGAACGCGATCAAGCGCGAGGCGGAGTTCGTGGCAGGCAACAACGAACTGATCGCCGACCAGAAGTGGGCGTGGGAGGTTGACCGGTTCACCGACGAAAACCCAACCTTCAAGGACCCGATCGCTTACGGTGCCCTGCGTGGCGCGCTGGAGCAGCTGTACGCCGACGAGGAAAACGCGGGCAAGTCGTTCCGCTGGTTCCTGAAAGAGGCTGGCGGCAGCGTGGCCAACACGTTCGGCACCACGGTCAAGGACGATGCGCCAGCCCCGAAGGCCACGAAAGCCAAGAAGGAAGCCAGCGAAGAAGAGATCAAGGAAGACCTGAAAACCAAGAAAGCCGCTGCACCCCCGCAGACACTGGGCGATGTACCGGCCTCATCGAAGGACGTTGAGACGAAAGACGAGTTCGCGTCGCTGGATGAGATGGGCGGCATGGAGCTGGAAGAGCATCTCGCAAAAATGCCCAAGTCAAAGGTTGATCAGTACCTGAACTCACGGAATTATTAAATTGGCACTTCTACGCGATCTGGAGCGCGGAGGCATGGTTGAGATTGATTTGCTCACAAACCATAAGCTCCGCGTTTCGGACGAGAACTCTGGTCGAAAGGTCACGGTGCAGTTGATTTACAAGCGAGGCAACAAGTTTGCGCGCTTGGCCATCGACGCGCCCGTTGATGTTTCTGTTGAAGTTCTCCCCCCAGATGGTGTAGCTTTCCGAAACGAGGGGGCATAATGCCCCTGAGTAAAATCCAAGTTCGTCGCAAGAGTGACGGCTCACCGACCCCAAGTGGAGGTTTGTCACCATGGCACGAACGATAATTGGTCTTAACGACCCCAAGGCAGTCAAACGCTTTTCAGCGTTTCTGGCTGTAGACACCGCTCGGGTGTCGTACTTCAACAAGAAATTCATGGGTGTGGGACCTGAATCGAACATGCCGATTCAGATGCTGCCCCAGTTGGAGAATGACGCGGGCGACCTGATCACCTTTGACCTGTCTATGCAGCTTCGTCAACAGCCGATTGAAGGCGACGATGTGCAGGAAGGCACGGAAGAAGACCTCAAGTTCTACACCGATAGCGTCTATATCGACCAGATGCGCGGCGGTGTTAACTCAGGCGGACGCATGACCCGCAAGCGCACGATCCATGATCTGCGCCGTGTGGCTCGTTCACGTCAGTCCGAGTGGTGGGGTCGGGTATTCGACGAACTGTTTTTCATCTACCTGTCTGGCACGCGCGGCGTGAACTCGGAATACATTTTTCCGACTTCGTACACCGGCTTTGCAAATAACGCCATTCAGGCCCCTGACACCGAGCACGTCCTGTATGCCGGTGACGCCACCAGCTACGCCACCATCAGCAAC